ACCGGCGCTGGTCGTCATCGACGAAGGCGGGCTGGGCGCCGGCATCGTGGACCGGCTCAAGGAGCAACGGTACAAAATCCGCGGCGTCAACTTCGGCAACAAGTCCAAAAACCCCATGATGTGGGGCAACAAGCGCGCCGAGATGTGGGGCGCCATGCGCGACTGGCTCAAGACCGGCTCGATCCCGAGCGAGCGGACGCTGAAGTCGGACCTCATCGGGCCCATGACCAAGCCCGACAGCAAGGGCGCGCTGTTCCTTGAAAGCAAGAAGGATATGAAGGCGCGCGGGCTGGCCTCGCCCGACGCCGCCGACGCCATCGCGGTAACATTTGCGTTCCCGGTCGGGCACCGCGAGGCACGTGAAGGGCGCGTTGACAGCAAACGCGGGAAAGGCTATTCTCCCGCCGGAATATCTACTAGTTGGATGGGATCGTAGCATGGCAAACACAAAGCCGATTGGCGTAGCGTACAGCGACCAGGACATCATCGGCGCGCAGTACCTTTTCACTGACGAGCAGATCGGCTACACCGCCGCCGCGCAGGGCAGCGTTACGCAGGCAACCGACAAGGGCACTGCGGTTACGCTGAACAAGCCGGCAGGCCGCATCACGATGAACGCTGCGGCACTTGCAGGCAACACTGCTGTGACGTTCACACTGAACAACAGCTTTCTTTCGTCGAACGACATTGTGGTCCTGAACATTGCCGCTGGCGCCACCGCAGCAGCATACACGGCTTATGTGTCGAGCATGACCTCGGGTTCGGCGCTTATTGCTCTGCGCAATTTGACGGGTGGTTCACTGTCGGAAGGCGTGGGCATCAACTTCGCCATTATTCACTGCCAGTAAGCGTCATGCCGTTGAAGAAAACGACCAGCAAGCCAGCGTTTCGGGCTAACGTGAAGGCGGAAATGGCCGCTGGGAAGCCCGTCAAGCAGGCTGTCGCCATTGCCTACAGCGTCAAGCGTGAGGCTGCCAAGAAGGGCAAGAAGTAAGCACATGGCAAACACCACCGGCATTATCAAAGCAGGCGAAGTCGCCAATGTCGGTGGAAACGCCCCGTCCGATAAGGATAAGGGCGACACGCTGGCGGTGATGCGCAGCCGCTTCAAGATGGCGATGGCGGCGTACTCGGACAGCCGTGAGGACGAACTGGACGACCTCCGGTTTATGGCCGGGTCGCCTGACAACCAGTGGCAGTGGCCCGCGGACGTTCTGGCGACGCGCGGGTCGGTGCAGGGGCAGACGATCAACGCACGGCCCTGCCTGACGATCAACAAGCTTCCGCAGCATGTCCGTCAGGTCACGAACGAGCAGCGCCAGAACCGGCCCAGCGGCAAGGTCATCCCCGCCGACGACAAGGCCGACATTCAGGTTGCCGAAATCCTTGACGGTGTGGTTAAGCACATCGAGTACATCTCGGACGCCGACGTTGCCTACGACACTGCGTGCGACAACCAGGTCACGTACGGTGAGGGCTACATCCGCATCCTGACCGAGTATTGCAGCGAAGACAGCTTCGACCAAGACCTGAAGATTGGCCGCGTCCGCAACGCTTTCAGCGTCTACATGGACCCGACAATTCAAGACCCCTGCGGTGCTGATGCTGAGTGGTGCTTTATCACGCAGGACATGACCAAGGACGAGTACGAGCGGTGCTTTCCTGACGCGTCACCTGTTTCGACGCTTATGTCGCAAGGCGTTGGCAACGAGTCTATCTCGGCATGGTTGAATGAAGACACCATCCGCATCGCGGAATATTTCTACTACACGCACAAGAGCGAAAAGCTCAACCTGTACCCTGACAACCAGACAGCGTTTGCAAACACACCGCAAGACAAGCAGCTTGCGGCTATGTTTGGCAAACCGTTGCGTTGCCGAGACGTCGACCGCAAAAAAGTCATGTGGGTCAAAACCAACGGCTTTGACATTTTGGAAGAGCGCGAGTGGGCCGGCAAGTGGATTCCCGTTGTCCGCGTGATTGGCAACGAATGGGAAGTTGAAGGTCAGATCTACATTTCGGGCCTTGTGCGCAACGCCAAAGACGCGCAGCGCATGTACAACTACTGGGTCAGCCAAGAGGCTGAGATGCTGGCGCTGGCTCCCAAGGCTCCGTTCATTGGCTACGGCGGGCAGTTCGAAGGCTACGAACAGCAGTGGAAGACCGCCAACACGACCAACTGGCCGTATCTGGAGGTCAACCCGGACGTTACAGACGGCGCCGGCGGCTCTCTGCCCCTGCCGCAGCGCGCACAGCCTCCTATGGCTTCCAGCGGGCTGCTACAGGCTAAGGCAGGCGCTGGCGAGGACATCAAAGCCACCACGGGCCAGTACGACGCCTCGCTGGGCATGTCGGGCAACGAACGGTCTGGCAAAGCCATCATGGCCCGCGAAAAACAGGGCGACGTTGGCACGTATCACTACGTTGACAACCTCGCTCGGGCGATCCGACACATCACCCGCCAGCTTGTCGATATGATCCCCAAGATCTACGACACGCAGCGCGTCGCGCGGATCATCGGCGTGGACGGCACGGTCGACATGGTCAAGATCAACCCTGACCAACAGCACCCGGTCAACGAGATCCGTGACCAAGAAGGCGCGCTGATTGAAAAGATCTACAACCCGACGGTCGGCACTTACGATGTGATGGTCACGACTGGCCCAGGCTACATGACCAAGCGTCAAGAGGCGCTTGACGCTATGAGCCAGATCCTTCAGACCAACCCGCAACTCTGGTCGGTGGCCGGCGACCTGTTCATCAAGAACATGGATTGGCCGGGTGCGCAGGAGATGGCGGATCGGTTCAAGAAAATCCTTGATCCGAAGGTTCTTGCTGACGACAACCAAAGCCCCGAGATGACCGCTGCCAAGCAACAGATCGACGCGCTGACGCAGGAACTGCACCATGCCGTAGATGCAATCCATGAAGTCCAGCAGTCCGCAGAGGTTCAAAAGGTTCAGGTCGACGAATTTGAGGCTCGGATTAAGGCGTATGACGCAGAAACCAAGCGGATCGTGGCTGTCCAGAACAGCATGTCGCCTGAGCAGATTCAGGACATCGTGCTGGGCACGATGCACGCAGCTATGGACGCAGGCGATCTGGTTGCTCCTATGATGCAGCAGCAGCAGGGCATGGGCAGCTTTGGCGGCGAGCAACCTGGCGAAGCCCCCGAGATGCCAAACCAGCCCGAGCAGGCGGGCGAACCACCGGAAGCACAACCGCAGATGCCGCAGCAGCCTGCGCAAGCCTCTGAAGGGATGATGGAATGAAGTCCTGTGCTGACTTTATCGGTATGCTGTTCCTAGCACGGGATGTCGCACATTCCGTTCACTTGAACACGCGCAGCTTTTCCAAGCACATGGCGCTGAATACGTTTTACGAGGAAATCGTGGAGCTGGCAGATGGTCTGGCGGAACAGTACCAAGGCGAGTACGGGCTGATCGGCCCTATCACGCTCATGAGCGCCAAGAAGACGACCAACATTATTGAGTTTCTCACGGATCAGCTAGCCGATCTCCAAAAAGAACGGTATATTGCGTTTGAGAAGGACGACACGGCGATCCAGAACGAGATCGACAACATCGTCAAGTTGTACCGCACCACGCTCTACAAACTGCGCTTTCTGGCTTAAGGACGCAACATGGTCGCTCTTTCACCTCTCGCAGGCGCAGGCTGGCAGTTTTTTGGTAGCAACGGCCTGCCGTTGGCCGGCGGCAAATTGTACACTTACGCCGCGGGCACAACGACTCCGCTGGCGGCGTACACCAGCATCAGCGGCGTAACCCCGCACGCCAACCCGATCATTCTGGACAGCGCAGGGCGCGTTCCTAGCGAAGTATGGCTAACTGCGGGTAGCAACTACAAGTTTACGCTAAAGACATCGGCTAACGTTGAAATTTGGACCAAGGACAACATTCCTGGTATCATAACTGCTGCGGATCTGGTTGCGTATGTTACTTACGCAAATCTCGCGTCTACCGCTACAGGTAAGGGCGCGGCGCTGACAGGGTTTATTCAGTCTGGCACAGGCGCCGTTGCTCGCACCGTGTTAACTAAAGAACGCGACATTGTCAGCGTTAAGGATTTTGGCGCGGTGGGCGACGGTGTCACGGACGACAGCGCGGCGTTCATCGCGGCAATCCAATCGCTCAATTCGCGCGTCCCGGTGTTTACCCGTTTAGGCGACGGACAGGCAGAGCTGTATGTTCCAGAAGGCGCGTACCGTCTTACGCAAAGCGGTATTTTGTCAAACACGGGTGTTGTGACACGCAGCGGCTATAAAATGCGCGGCTCTGGCCGTGAAAGCACCGTTATTTGGCTCGACTGCACAGACGGCGTGACTAAGTATCTGTACGACAACGGCGCAACGCAGCGAAACTGGGGATGCACCTATGAGAGCATTACGTTCGCAGGCGGTCAGGATTGGCACCGTAAGGACGCTGGGGGAACAACGCTTGGGTTGTCAAACCTAAATGCTTTCGCCAAAGGCTTTAAAATCAGCGGCCCTAACTGGGAATCATCGCATCATTTTATTGACTGCTATTGGCGCTATTTTGACCAAGTGTTTGAATGGGCCGGCTCAAACAACGGTGACACAACTACGTTTACAGCGTGCAATTTTAACCGTAACAAAAACCACTTTCTTATAGCTAATCCACAAGCTCTTAGCCACTCTTTGAGCGATTGCTACATAGAAGCAAGCTACGGCAACGTATTGGTTTACGGTGCTGCTACTGCGGGCGGCGGCGGGTTTAACTGGAAAGGCGGCGCTATCATTCAGTTGGCAGACGCAGCAGTTGACACTTACGTTGTTAATATACCAACAACTACCACTGGGCCTGACATAGGCAACGCCAACATAACATTTTCAGACCTGCACATCGAAGTGCGCGACGCAACGTGCCACCTTTACAAAGTCACTGGTACTGGGATACCAATTTTGGCTTTTGAACAGTGCCAAATTCTTTCCACGGCAACCGTGCAAAAAGAGTACGGTGAGGTATCCGGTTACGGTACTGTAATTTTTAACAACTGCGCTTTCAAAGAGCAACTTGCGGGTTCGGTTACAGGTTACCACACTATTAGCGGCACAATCGGAACTATTGCCGTCTCTCGGCGTGGCAAAAACGCGGCGCTGCGGTTTCTCGGGGCGTGTATTCTTCAAGATGATTTCTTTGACGCAGATATAGCACTGGCAACGGCGCGTGGGGCAACCAAGGCAACCAAAGGTATTGTCTGGCAAGACGGGCACGGGCTGCTTGAGGTAGACGATGCTTGCTACTCTGTCTTCACTGATCTCACCGCGCAGCCTCGTATCAAGTCGTTGGCGTGCACTGTGGCGGGGTTGGGGGAAGACAACTACACGGTGGGCCGCAGCGGTAAGGTCCGCGCGATAGACCCGTTTTACTCAAACGTTCCAAGTCCTTTGATCGCAGGGACGCAAGTTCTTTTGCCGCCGTTTGTGCGAATATACCGCGCATGGATGCGGCTGAATGGCACGGGGTTAGCGAGCGCTACCAACGTTCGGTTAAACATCAGCAATGGCGACAAGTCGGTTTTGTACGGACAAAACACAGCGCAACCGATCAACACTGCGGGCGGTCATTTCCTCGCTGTAAACATCTACATTCGGATTAGTGACGACGATATAAGCCGCACGTTGACTTTCTGGCTAGACAATGGGGCTGGCGCAGATGCGAATAGCAACGTGACTGCTGGCGTTCTCGTTGGCGGCGTTGAGTACGTATAACACTACATTGCATCGCAGCTTTAGGCTGGGAGGGTTTAATCAATGGCGACTAGATATTGGGTAGGCGGATCGGGGACGTGGGACGGAACCTCTATCCTTAACTGGTCTGCTACGTCGGGCGGAATTCCGTTGGCGTCAGTACCCACTAGCGTTGATTTTGTAGTTTTTGACGCGAACAGCGGGACCGCAGCCACGGTGACGGTTGCGGCTACCGCTGCTTGCTCGGGCTGCACGGTAAACAAATCCGACATCAACCTGAGCCTGTCCGGGGCGCCTACATTCACTGGCACGTTTACCTTGACGACGGGAACGGTCACGCTGAACAGCTTTAAGCTGACATGCGCTATTTTTACATCCGCCAATAGCAACACACGCACCATCGCGTTCGGCACGGGCAACATCACGTTGACCGGAAACAACGCCGTAATCTGGAATACTTCCACCTCCACAAGTCTGTCTGTTACAGGCACGCCCGTAGTCAACAGCACCTATTCTGGCAGCACGGGTACGCGCACCATTGCCGTCGGGCCTAACACGGGATCAGTGTCTGAAGCCATCGCTATCAGCGTGAATGTTACTGCGGGATCAGACATAGCCACCGTGTACGGCGTCGGTCTGAAAGATGTAAACTTTACCGGCTTTTCCGGCTCTTGGAGCGGAACTGGCAACAAGACCCTGTATGGCAACCTGACGATGCCTGCGGCTATGACGTATTCGGCTGGCGGAGCCGCGCTGACATTTGCAGCTACGTCAGGTACAAAAACCATTACGACTGGCAACGTGACCATCAACAACATCATCGTTTTTGACGGTGTTGGCGGCACGTTTGAGTTTGCCGATGCATTGACGCAAGGTTCGGCGTACTCGACCACCATCACCAATGGCACGGTCAAGCTCAAGAGCGGCACAACCAACACGGTTGGCTCGTTTGCTACGGGCGCGGGGACAACGCAGCGGTTTTTGCAAAGCACGGTATCTGGATCACAAGCAACGATCACTGACCCTAGCGGCACCAACACGGCAACATACCTGACCGTTCAGGACATTGCTGCGACAGGCGGCGCAACATGGAACGCTTTTGCTGACAGCGGCAATCTTGACGCTGGCAACAATTCTGGGTGGAATTTTGGTTTTACGCCGGAATACGCGTATGAGTACCCTATCGAACTTCGGTCGTTTACAGAAAGGAAACGCTTTTAATGGCTATGACACTGAAGGCTGTAACCTCCTGCATGGGGTATCAGCAGATCACTTCGCTCAGTTCCTCAACGGGGCTGACCGTTCCTACCACAGACCTTAGCGGCAATAAACAGCAGCCGACTTTTGCGTTGATCATCGCAGAGGGCCAGGCTGTGCGCTGGCGCGATGACGGTACGGCTCCGACAGCTTCTGTCGGTATGCCCGTCCCGATTGGCGTTCCGCTTCAGTACGATGGCGATCTGACCAAGATTCGCTTTATCGAGCAGACGGCCAGCGCCAAGCTTAACATCAGCTATTACGCATAAAATTTGACGACCAACACCTAACCATGTTACATTCGTAACTACCTTACCGGCGAGGTTCACCGGGAATCCCACAGGGGTTATACATGGACGAAAATGTCCCTTTTGAAGCGGATGCCTCCGCGCCAGAACTGGAAGCCACGGCAGCACTCCAGCCTGAAGACAATCTGACGCCGGAAACGCCGAACGAACAAGAAGCGGCCAAGACTTTCTCGCAGGAAGAACTGGACGCAATCGTCGGCAAGCGCCTCGCACGCGAGCAGCGCAAATGGGAAAGAGAGCAGGCTCAACGGCAGGCTGACCTTCAGGCGCTCCGCGCACCTGTAGACATCCCGTCCCAAGAGTACTTTAACTCTCCAGAGGACTACGCGGATGCGTTGGCCGAACGGAAAGCTGAAGAACTGGTCGCAAGGCGGGAATCCGCCAAGCAGCAGTCTGTCCTTTTGGAGCAGTACCAGACGAAAGAGGAAGAAGCTCGGGACAAATACGACGACTTTGAACAGGTTGCGTACAACCCCAATCTTCCTGTGACGGATGTGATGGCTCAGACGATCCAAGCTTCTGACATTGGTCCCGACGTAATCTATTACCTCGGCTCCAACCCGAAAGAAGCCCAGCGGATCTCCCAGATGGCTCCTTACATGCAGGCAAGAGAGATCGGACGGCTTGAAGCTAAACTTGGCGACAATCCGCCCACCCGGAGGACATCAACCGCCCCGGCACCGATTGCTCCTGTCACAGCCCGTACCAAAGGTACGCCCGCGTATGACACCACTGACCCTCGGGCTGCAAAGTCCATGAGTACGTCGGAATGGATCGAAGCGGAACGGATGCGTCAGATCAAGAAGTACGAGGCACAACGCAACCGATAATTTGGGACGACCACCATGTCTAACTCGATTCTTACTATCGACATGATCACGCGCAAGGCGCTTGAGATTCTCGAAAATAACCTTGTTCTGACCCGCAACGTGAACCGCCAGTACGACGACAGCTTTGCTGTTGAAGGTGCTAAGATCGGCTCGACCCTGCGTATTCGTCTGCCGGATCGTGCGCTCGTCACCGACGGCGCCGCGCTTCAGGTTCAGGACGACAACGAGCAGTTCACCACCCTGACCGTTGCTTCGCAGAAGCACATTGGCGTGAACTTTACCTCCGCCGAACTGACCATGCAGCTCGACGACTTTGCTGACCGCGTTCTCAAGCCGCGTATTTCGCAGCTTGCAGCCAGCATCGACGCTGACGTTGCCAACGCCTACAAGTCGATCTACTCGACTGTCGGCACGCCAGGCACCACGCCTGCAACGTCGCTGGTCCTGCTTCAGGCACAGCAGAAGCTGAACGAATACGCTTCTCCGATGAACGACCGCTATGCCACCGTCAACCCGGCTGCCAACGCCGGTCTGGTCGAAGGCATGAAGGGCCTGTTCAACCCGGTCGATACCATCAGCCGCCAGTTCAAGAACGGCATGATGGGTCAGGGCGTGCTGGGCTACGACGAAATCAACATGTCGCAGTCGATCAAGCAGCACCTCACGGGTTCGCGCACTTCGACCGGCACCGTGACCAACGCCGTCACCACACAGGGCCAGTCCACCATTGACCTTTCGGGTCTTGGTGCTGCGGGTACGATTGCGGTCGGCGATGTGTTCACCATCGCGGGCGTGTTCTCGGTCAACCCGCAGACGCGTGAATCGTCGGGTTCGCTCCAGCAGTTTGTTGTTACTCAGGCTGTCACTGCTGACGGCTCTGGCAACGCTACTGGCGTGCAGATCAGCCCTGCGATCTACACTTCGGCAAACGCTCTGGCGACTGTCAACGCGTTCCCGGCATCGAGCGCCGTGACGACCTTTGTTGGTGCTGCTTCGACCAGCTACCCGCAGAACCTCATCTACCAGAAGAACGCCATCACGTTTGCCACCGCCGATCTCCTGCTCCCGCAGGGCGTCGATATGGCTTCGCGTGCCGTTCACAACGGTATTTCGCTCCGCGTTGTCCGTCAGTACGACATCAACAACGACCGTATGCCTTGCCGTATCGACGTTCTGTATGGTTACAACACCATTCGCGCGCCGATGGCGGTTCGTATGTGGGGCTAATATTAGCTGGCCCTCGGTTCGCCGGGGGCCACCTTAATCTGATCGGAGAAATATCATGGCACTTCCTAATGGTACTGGTGGCTATCAGCTTGGTGATGGCAACCTCAGCGAAGCCACTCTCAGTGTTCAGTCTACGCCGAACACGTACACCACCGCAGTGACGCTGACGGTCGCAGACCTCACAAACGGTTTTGTGATCTGCAACTCGGGCACTGCCCGTACGCTTACGCTTCCGACCGCCGCCGCAGTTGATGCGGTGCTTGTTAGCGCCAAGGTCGGCAGTTCTTTTGACCTTGCGCTTCTCAGCCCCGGCGCTGCCGCTGGCACGCTTGCGGTTGGCACCGGCTGGACGCTGTCGGGTTCGGGCGCTGGCGTTATCGGACAGGGTGTCCTGTTCCGCGCCGTCAAGACCGGCGACGCGGCGTACACGCTGTACCGCATCGCGGGCTAACGAGATGGGCGGGCTTCGGCCCGCCCATTTTCCAAGGAAACTTTATGCCAGTTATCTATCTCAGCCATCCGGACCACGGCGCTAAGGTTGCCACGATGGAAGCTGAAGCGATTTATGATGAATCCAACGGCTGGATGCGGTATGATCCCGATACGCAGTCGTCAGATGCGGCAGTTCCTGCTAACGAACTGGCGGTAAAACGTCGAGGCCGCAAGCCCGCAGTGAAGGATGATCTTGATGACGACGGCGAGCGATCAGATTAACGGCGCACTAAGTCTGATCGGCCAGCTTGCAGAAGGCGAAGTTCCTTCCGCAGCCACCGCCGCGGATGCGCTTGAATCTCTCAACCAGATGATCGACTCGTGGAGTACGGAACGCCTCGCGGTGTTCTGCACCCAAGACCAGATTGTTAATTGGCTCCCCGGTACGCGCACGGCCACGCTTGGCCCAACAGGCACGCTCACCCCCGTCGATCCTTTTGCCGTTCTCAACCGCCCGGTGCTAATCGACGACGCGACGTATTTCCGCGATCCGGCCAGCGGCATCAGCTACGGTTTGAAACTCATCAACCAGCAGCAGTACGATGGCATCGCGGTCAAGACCGTGACCTCGACCTACCCGCAAGTCCTGTTTGTCAACATGACCTACCCTGACATTGAAATGTCTGTGTACCCAGTTCCAACTAAGCTGCTCGAATTTCACATCGTGTCCGCCAAGGTGCTGGATCAGCCGGCAGACCTAGCGACGACGCTTGTGTTTCCGCCAGGCTATTTGCGTGCGTTCCGCTACAACCTTGCCTGCGAAATCGCGGCGATGTACGGCGTTGAGCCGACCCGCCAAGTGCAGCGCATTGCCATGACCAGCAAGCGCGACATCAAGCGCATCAACAACCCGAATGGCATCATGTCGTTGCCGTACTCCATCGTCGCAACGCGCCAACGGTACAACATTTTTGCAGGAAACTACTGATGGCAACCGTTACGATCACGGCGCTTCCAGTCGCCACATCCGCCGCCGGAACAGATGTACATGTCATCGTACAAGGTGGCATCACCAAACAGATCACCGAAACTATATTGTTTACTAACGCCCCTCTGGTGACGCCGACGATCACTACGCCAGCAGTGACCAATGGCACATTCACATCCCCTACATTTGTCACGCCGGTGCTGGGCACACCAACATCTGGAACGCTGACAAATTGCACGGGTTTGCCGCTTATCACTGGCGTATCAGGCTTGGCGACCGGCGTTTCTACATTCTTGACTACCCCATCATCAGCTAATCTGCGCGCGGCGCTAACTGATGAAACCGGCACCGGCGTCGTGGTTTTTGCCACCACGCCGACCTTGACCACGCCTATCGTGTCGGGCGTTCTGGCCACTTCGGCAGCGGCGCCAACTATCGCCAGCGCGACAACGATTGCGCCATCCACGGCTATCGTGTTTGTCAGCGGTACGACGGCCATCGCAACGATCACAGCGCCGGCCCCTATCGCGTCTGGCGGCGGGTCTATCACGCTCATTCCGACAGGCATTTTTACAACCACCACGGCTGGCAACATCGCGCTTGCGTCTACCGCAGTTGTCAGCAAAGCTATGGTGATGACGTACGACGTTACCACCTCCAAATGGTATCCGAGTTACTAATGCATACCCCAATCCTTGGGTCGGCCTACGTTGCTCGCAGCGTCAACGCTGCGGACAACCGCATGGTCAATCTGTTTCCGGAGATCGTACCGGAAGGCGGCAAAGAGCCTGCGTTTCTCCAGCGCGCACCGGGGCTACAGTTTCAGCAGACTATCGGCACAGGGCCGATTCGGGGACTGTGGGCGCACCAGACCAATGGCGCGGACTTCTACGTCGTATCGGGAAACGAATTTTACAAGCTGACGAGTTTGACAGGGACACCGATCCTACTTGGCACTGTAGCCGGATCAGGCCCGGTATCTATTGCGGACAACGGGACACAAATCTTTATTGCGGCCAACCCTTACGGGTACATCTACAACGAAGTTACCAACGTGTTTGCGCAGATCACGGACCCAGATTTTCCGGGTGCAGGAACCGTTGCGTACCTTGACGGCTACTTTGTGTTCAACGAGCCGAACACGCAAAAAATCTGGGTCACAGCGTTGCTGGACGGCACCAGCATAGACCCGCTGGAGTTTGCCAGCGCCGAAGGTTCGCCTGACGGCGTTGTGGCCGTTTTTACCGATCACCGCGAACTGTGGGTGTTCGGCACCGACACCACGGAAGTCTGGTACAACACCGCGGCGACGGACTTTCCGCTCGGGCCGATCCCAGGCGCGTTCAACGAACTTGGCTGCGCCGCGCCGTACTCTGTCGCCAAGATGGACAACCAAATCTACTGGCTCGGCCAAGACGCGCGCGGGCGCGGTATGGTCTACAAGGCCGCAGGCTATATCGGCCAGCGCGTCTCGACGCACTCTGTTGAATGGCAGATCCAGCAGTACGCCGACATTTCAGACGCTACGGGCTACACGTACCAGCAGGACGGCCATAGCTTTTACGTGCTGAACTTCCCGTCGGCCAACGCAACATGGGTCTACGATGCGGCGACCGGCGCATGGCATGAGCGCGCTGGGCTTGCGAACGGCGTGTTCACGCGCCACCGCGGCAACAACATGTGTAACTTCCTTGGCGACATCGTCATTGGCGATTTTGAAAACGGCAACATATACACGTTTGATTTGGATATTTACCAAGACAATGGCCAACCGCAGAAATGGCTGCGGTCATGGCGCGCACTGCCGCCGGGGTCGAACAATCTCAAGCGCACGGCCCATCACAGCCTTCAGTTAGATTGCGAAACAGGCGTCGGGCTTAATCTATACCCCAGCGAAGACGACCGAGAGCTTCTCACCGAAGCAGGCGACTTTATTGCCGCCGAAGATGGGTCGTTACTCGCCGCTGCGTCGTACCCAGCAGCACCGGGCTATGATCCCCAGGTCATGCTGCGCTGGTCGGGCAACGGCGGGCATACATGGTCAAACGAACATTGGACCTCAATGGGCAAGATCGGTGAGTATGGGACGCGGGCTATCTGGCGCCGGCTCGGCATGACGCTCAAGATCCGTGACCGCGTGTATGAGGTATCGGGAACCGACCCAGTGCGGACGTACATCATGGGCGCTGAATTGATTTTGGATGGGACGCTGTACTGATGGCGTTTGCGCCCATCAACCCTACGCAGATTACACCGCCGCGTGTCGATTTTATCGACGAACGCACAGGCGCGATCAGCCGCGAGTGGTATCGGTTTCTGCTATCCCTAAAGGATTCGGCGCAGACCTCGCAGGACGCGGCTACGCTGGGGCCGGACTCAACTTCGTTAACTGTGTCTTACAGCGCCATGCTTGACACGCTGGCGCAGGCAACAGGGAGCCAATCGACCGGCGCGTCAGTTGACGCTGTAGCGGCGGTGCAGACGCAGGTACAAGACCTAGCCAGCCAACCGACCA